ATACTAAAGACTAGATACTTAGTATTTTGGCGAAGTAAGATGCCTCAGAAGACAAACCTAAATGTAAATCCTTATTACGAGGACTTTGACGCGAGTAAGAATTTCTATAAGATTCTATTCCGTCCTGGCTACTCTATTCAAAGTAGGGAATTAACGCAAGTACAATCCATCCTCCAGAACCAGATTGAGAGTTTTGGAAAGTATGCATTCAAGCAAGGAGAGCTTGTAATTCCTGGTGAAGTAGGTCTTAATACAAAATTAGATTACGTTAAATTATCATCTGTTTCTGAGGTTGCTGTCTCGGAAGGAGATGATATTGTTTATAAGAAATATGATATAAGTCAATTAATAGGTCAACAATTACAAGGTCTTACTTCTGGTGTCATAGCAACTATTCTATCAACAAAGTTAGCAACTGAGTCTTCTGCTGATACTTTGTTTGTTAGTTATATTAATAGTGGTAATTCTAATACTGAGTCTACTTTTAGACAAGGTGAGACTCTAGAAGTAATTGATGGCGTCAATACTCCTTTACTAGTTGTAGGTACAGATGGTAGTGTTCTACCAACCAGTATTGAAATTACAAATCCTGACACAGGAGATGTATCATCTCTAGAAAGTCCTGCTATGGGATTTGGTTCTGCTGTAAAGGTAGAAGAAGGTATCTATTTTGTTAATGGTTATTTCGTTCGTAACGATGAAGCTCTTTTAGTTATTGATGAATACTATGATAAACCATCAGCAAAAGTTGGTTTTACAATTAAAGAAGAAATTATAACACCTGAGGCAGATGCTAGTTTATATGATAATTCAATTGGTTCTGCAAACTATACTGCGCCTGGCTCACATAGATTAAAAATTAGTTTAGAGTTAAAAGAGTTTGCTCTCAATGCAATCACTGATAAGAATTTTATCCAATTATTAACTATCTCTAGAGGACAAATACAGAGTAAAGTATCTTCTACAGATTTTAGCGTTCTTGAGCAAACTTTAGCACGTAGAACATTTGATGAGAGTGGAGACTATGTTGTAGATAATTTTGCTGTTGATATTAGAGAGTATGCTCAGAAAGATGGCAATAAAGGAATCTATGCTGTAGATGAATTTGGTTTATACAATGGTAAGAGTTCTAACGAAGCTGCTAGAAAAATGGTTGCAAGTATAGGACCTGGTAAGGCATATATTAAAGGTTATGAGATTGTCAATAAAGAAACAAAATATCTTGACATTAATAAAGCAAGAGAAAGTCTCTCTAGTGATAATGTAACTCTCAAGAGTAAAGGTTTACCAACATTCAATGTTACTAATGTATTTGGTAGCGTTCCTTTAAACAAAGAAGGGTCTGAGTTAACTGCATATCCAGATGTATTTTTATATTCTACATTTAACGATGGATCTGTTGGTTTAAATGGTACAGAATTACCTACTGATCATAGACAAACTATTGATAGAAGAGGTTTAAGTTTTGGAGTAAATGATGGTATAAAAACTATCACACTTCAAATTACAAACGTTACTAAACCAATTAGTTCTGTTACAGATTCTACATTCCAGACTGAGTTTGGAACTTTATATTTTATTAAGACAAGAGCTGATGGTGGAGCAGCAACTGACACTGGTTCTTTCAAGACTCTATCTTTTGCTCTTACAAATAAACCACTTGTAAATTCATCTGAGTCTGTTCAGTTTTTAGAACTTACTATCTTCGGTCCTAAGAATGAATTAGAATTACTATTAACAGAATATGATTCTTCTGATCCTGGCTACTATAGAAAGATTTTCTTAACTGAAGCTGATGCTAATACTGATACAAATGAGTTTGGATGGATTGTAGATTATTCTGCTACATTTACACCTATCATTGGTAAAACTAAACCAAGCAACTTCTTCTTAAAGAGTAGAGGTTCTGGTTTTAATTCTGATTCTGATGTTGTTTTATCTAAAGGAAGATTAGCTGACGGAACATCTTCATATAATAGTACATTTGGATATTCTTATTTTGATCCTCAGTTCTTTACTAAAATAACTTTAGAAAACACTCCTACTGGAACTAATGCATTTGATGATGGTAAGTATGTATTTGGTTCACAGAGTGGTGCATATGGTGTTGTAGAAGGTAATGGTACAGGTGTTTATAGTACAGGTGTACTATTATTTGTAAAAACTCTATCTGGTAGGTTCTTACCTGGCGAGACAATTAGAGATGAAGCAGGAAATACTGTAAGAATTGCAAAAGAAAATACTATATCTCATTTTGTTGCTCAAGCAAGAGGACTTGGTTATGCAGATGGTGCTACATTATTAATTAATGGATTAGAATTTGATGCATCTAAAATTGAAGTTAAGAGAACTAATGGTGGTTCAATCTACGGTGCTGTTATTTCAAACAGACGTGCTGTAGATGTAGAATATGCACAACCACCAGCTGTTACTGTAAAAAATCCTGATGGTGCTGCTACACCAAACGCTGTGGCAAATGTAGTTCCTGTATTGTTTAGAAATACTGTAACCACATACACTCCACAGAATGTCAAGTCTATTGGTTGTTCTTATGGATCTGGAAATGCAAATAATTTTTCTGCAGACGTTGTAGTAAACAGTCAAGTAGACGCAGAAATTAAATCTGTAACTAGCTTTACTTTCTTTGGTACTAAAGGAAATACTTTTGTAGAATCTACAAGTTTTAGTGCAGATGCTTCCATATTATTACAGCAAGGAGATCTTATACAATTCTCTGATGATAGTAATAATTTAGTTCGTGGTATTGTACAATATGCAACAAAACAAGAAGGATCATCTAAGTCTAGAATCTATCTAGACACTGCACTTCCTGGCGATGTAACTAATACTAGTATTGTACGTTTACGTCCCAAGGTAGAGAATACTAACTCTGGTACTTTATTGTATTCAACTGGAAGTAAACAGGTATCAAAAATTTCAGCTGGTGGAGATGATACTAAGATCAAGTATTACTTCCGTAGAGATTTTGTAACTACTGCATCTTCTGGTGGTGGTACAATTACATTTGCTGCACAGTTACCATTTGGTACACAAAGATTTGCTGCGTTTACTGAAAGTAATTTTGTTATCACTGTTCTTGATAAAGGTGATGCTACTAATATTGTTAAGGGTGATATCATATATGTTGAGAATGATGCTGTTGAAATTTCATCATCTACAGATACTGGTAGTGGTTTAACTTCTGGTAGTATTAGTCTTAACTTACCAAGTAATTATTTTGGAACTATTCCTTCCAATGGAACATATCCAAAACTTAAGTTGACTGCAACTCTAGAAGTTTCTAATGCAAAACCAAGACTTAAGACTGTTGTAAGAAATAAAAGAATCGTTGTTGCATCTGCTGGTGATCGTAATGTTCCATTTAGAGGACAAGACTATGACACAGAAGTTGTAGAAACTTTATCATACTCTGATGCGTTTAAATTAAGGTATGTTTATGAAGGAACTTCTTCTCAACCACCTTCTGCAGATACAGCTGGTAATCTAGTTTCTGGTACTAATGTAACTAATAGATATACATTTGATAATGGACAAAGAGATACATTATATGACGTTTCTCGTATTGTTCTAAAACCAGGTTTTGAAGCAGCTGAAGGTCAACTTCTAATTGCTTTTGACTACTTTGAGCATTCACAAGGTGATTTTGTCACTATTGATAGTTACATTCATGAAGCAGGTGTTCCTGAGGATGAAATTCCATCTTTTAATTCATCTGTGCTTGGAAACATAGAACTTAAGAATGTAATTGACTTCAGACCTAAGGTTGATTCCAATGCAATTATTCCTGGTTTCTTAGATAAGTCATCGTTGGAGGTTACAGAAGGATCATTCTCAGGTCCTGGCGCTGTATTAGCAAGCACTCCTGCTCCTGACCTTGGTATTGAATACACATTCTCATTCAGTCAAGTTCAATATCTAGATCGTATTGATGGTATCTTCTTAGATAAGAAAGGACAATTTATAGTTAAAGAAGGTAACTCATCTCTTAACCCAACTAAACCAGATCCTATTGATGATGCTGTACCATTGTTCTATGCATATATTCCTGCGTTTACCAAGACAAGTAAGGATGTAAGAATTACTCCTGTAGATAATCGTCGTTATACAATGCGTGACATTGGTAAGCTAGAAAAACGTATTGAAAGATTAGAATATTATACAACACTTAGCATACTAGAACAGCAAGCACTTAACATGCAAGTTAAGGATGAGATTGGTCTAGACAGATTTAAGTCTGGTTTCTTCGTTGATAATTTTGAGGCACATAAAGTAGGTAATTTACAATCTCTTGATTATAAATGTGCAGTGGACAGTCAACAAAGTGTGCTACGTCCACAATCAAAAGAAGATTCTATATCTCTTACAGAAGTTAATGTTAGAGAAGATCAAAGATCAGTTTCTGGTTATCAAAAATCTGGACATATGGTAACGTTACCATACTCACCATTATCGTTGTTAGGTAATGAATTTGCATCTAAAACATTAAATCCAAATCCCTTCGTTGTATTACAATATGTTGGTGATGGTGAAGTATCTCCATCTGTTGATCATTGGTATGATCAGAGCGAAGAACCATTAGTTGTAGATACAAATACTGATCTATTCACAATCTTCTTAGCAAAAGATAATGTAAAAGAAAGTTTCTCTAGTCTATTCAATTCATTTGTTGTTAACTGGGTGGGAACATCTACTTCATTTACTGCTATCAATTCATTGGGCGAAGTTAATACACAACAAGCTGTCACATCTGTTGCTAATGCATCTGTAGCAAGTACATCAAATATCAGTCCTCAAAATAATGAGGTAGGAAAAGGTGTTCAGACTAAGACAGTTGGTGAAAGTTTAGTATCTACTTCATTATCATTCTTTGCAAGAAGTGTTCCTGTAAAATATGTTATCAGAAGAATGAAACCTAATACAAGAATCTATGCATTCTTGGAGGGTAGAGATGTATCACGTTGGGTTAATCCTGATTTAAGATTTACTGGTATTGCTGGCAACTCTTTATCTTCTTTCAATGGAGATATTATTACAGATGAATATGGTAATGCTAGTGGTATTGTTTTAGTTCCTGCTGGATTCCCACCATTAGAGAATAGCTCATGGACAGGTGATATCAATACTGTTTCTTATGATACATCAGCAGAAGAAATTAATATTACATCTGGTGTCTTGACATTTAGATTTACTTCTAGCTCAACTAATCTAGAAAAAGAAGTTGTTGATAGTTATGCAGAGGTCAAGTACTATGCTACAGGTATTCTTCCAGAAAATCCAGCAAGTATTGTTTCTACAAAACCATCTTACTTTAAATCTAATGAAGGTGTACAGTTAATAGAAAGCAACACTGATAATCCTGTAAGACCTAATCCTCTAGCACAAACATTTAAAGTAGAAAATCTAGATGGTGGATGTTTTGTAACTGGAGCTGATCTTTACTTTAATAAGAAGAGCACAAACATTCCAATCAAGACTTATATTACAAACGTAGATTCTGAGAAACCAGGTAAAAATATTGTTCCTGGTTCAGAAAAAACTTTATCTCCAAATACTTTCCTTAAATGTGCTGCTAGTGGAAACATGTCAGTTCTACAAGGTGAAAATGTTACTGGTTCATCTTCCTCTGCCTCAGGTCCTATTCTTAAAATATTTGATAAAAATAATGTAGAATTAGTTGCAACTGCATCTGGAAGATATAGTCTTACAAATGAACAGTGTTATACAGTTGTTCTTGGTAATCACAATGGTAAATCTTTTGTACAAAATGAAGATCTAATTATCCCATCTGTAACTCTAGCTAATGCAACAGATGGCACTACTTTCGTTCTATCAATTGTCAAAGATAGTGGTAAGTTATCTGATATTAGAGTTACAAATCCTGGTCAAAATTATGACAGTGCAATTCTAACAATAGAAAGTCCACAATTACCTGGCGGATCTACTGCAACTGCTACTATCAGTGTATCAGGTGGTAAGATTTATAATACAGAAATTTCTTTAGCTGGTATTGGATATACAGAAGCACCATCTGTTGTTGTTAAAGGTGTTGGAAGTGGTGCTGGTGGATGTGAAATACAAACCTTCTTGGATATTGATACTCCAGCAGTTAGAATGGGTGTGGCAATTGATGCTGGTGAAGCAACTAATTCAACTACACCTACACACTTTGCATTTGATTATCCTGTATATCTACAGAATGATACTGAATATGCTTTGGTTGTAGAAACTGATTCTACTGACTACGAGCTTTGGGTTTCTAGACTTGGTGAAACTGATATTGCTACAAGTACGGTCATTACCACTCAACCAGGTTTAGGTTCGGTTTACCGATCACAAAACACTGAGAGTTGGACAGAGGATATATTTGAAGATCTTAAGTTTACTCTTTATAGAGCAGAATTTAGTATTGGTAGACCAGCAGAACTATTACTTAAAAACGATAGTCTTGGATATGAATTACTTGAGGAAGATCCACTTGAAACAAACGCTAGTTCTGGTTCTAATGCTTCATCAACATTATTTAAAAATAACAACTCTATTGTCAAGGTTAATCATAGAGATAACGGATTTGAAGATAGTGGTAAATCTTATGTCTTCTATAGAACTATACAAGAAATTGGTGGTATTACATCATCTACTTTGAATAGTAATTTGTTCCAAGTTACTAACTCTGGTATTGACATGTATAACATTCAATCACCTTCTCAAGCAGCTGCTAACGCTGTTGGTGGTGGAGAATTTGCATATGCATCATTTAACAGAAAGTTTGAAACTTTATATCCACAAATTCACTATCTAACATTTACTGGAACTGTATTAGATGTTAGTGTTAAGACTACAAACATTATTCCTGTAGATTCTACCACTACAAATTATACTTCATATTCACAATCAGAATATGAGAAAACATTCTTGAATGAACCACATTACTTTACTAATCAAAAAGTTGTAGCTTCTGAGATCAATGAGACACTTAACAACCTAAGTCAATCTTTAACATATAAGATGTCTCTTACATCTACTTCGTCTCATTTGAGTCCAATAATAGACTTATCAAGTGCTACTGTAAAAACAGTAAGTAATAGAATTGAAAATGCTTCAGGTCCTGAAGATAGGTTTGGTAGAAGAGATCAAATTATTGAGTTCTTCCCTGTATACAGATTTGATCTTGCAGGAAATGGTGGAACTGAGATTCAAGAAGATCAAACAATTCAAGGTTCTACATCTAAAACTCTTGGAACTATAGCAAGGGTAGACGGATCTACTGTATATGTAAGAGTTAAAACTTCTCAATTCTTCCAAAAAGGAGAGACAGTTACCTTATCTAATCAAACAAGTTTGACTTCAGTTACTGTAGATTCTAATCCATCACAAGTTTTATTCTCTATTGAAGAAGCTGCTACTATTGTAGCTCGTAATCCAAATGTATTGACTCAAACTTATGATAATAAGATTACTGGTAGAGTAGTAGTTTGGAATAGTCTAACTCAAGAATTGACTTTAAGAAATGACATTCAACCAATTAATGATAATTACACAGATAGATTAATTGATAGCACTGTTTATAACAGAAATGCTGATATTAGTTTACAAATTGCTGACATCTTCCGTGTAGGAGATTTTGTTAAGTATCCTAATCAACAAGAGTCAGAGAATGCATATCTAGAGGTTGGAAAGATATCTTATGCAAGTGGTATTGACTTTGTAGAAGAGAACACTTCTAAGAATAGTTCTTCTGTTGCTAAGTATGTTACCAAAGAAATTGTTATCAATAACCCAGCTACATCTATTAATGTACATCTAATGGCAAATGTTAAAGACATTGCAAACATTGAAATTCTGTTCAAGTTTAAGAAAGCATCTAGTCAAGAGAACTTTGAAGATATTGATTGGGTATACTTTAATGATAATGGACAACCAGATGTACTTGAAATTGCTACTAGTGAAAACAGTATCTCTAGTGTTGTTGAGAAACAATCTTCATATCAAGATTTAAAATATAGTGTATCTAATTTAGAAGAGTTCTCTTCTTTTGCAGTGAAAATTGTGATGCGTGGAGTAGATCCAGCATTCGTTCCTAAGATTCAAGATATAAGAGCTGTAGCATCTTTCTAATTTCCGCATATGGATTATATTAAAGTAAGTGGACATGATGGTCTTGTAAGAGATCAAAACACTGGTGCCATCATCAATTTGGATGATTCTGCTATTGAAGCAAGACGTAAATCAAAACACCTAGGTTCCGCGTTGGATGACATAAATATGTTGAAGAATGAAATCTCTGAGATTAAATCACTACTTAAAGAGTTAGTCAAAAATGCCAGCAATTAATGTCGCAAAGACCGATACCTTTGAATCGCAAAGGGTAAAAATTAATCAAATTGCGTCAGCAATTTTCAACGTCACAGCAGGTGGTAGTGATCTATCTACTGGTATCTTAAAATTAGGTGATGGAACGAAACCATTACCGTCATTAGCTTTCAATAATGAACCTTCTCTAGGTTTTTATAGACCAGCTTCAAAGACTATTGCATTTGTTTCGGGAAGTAAAAATATTTTAGATGTTGAGGAAACTCAATTAACTTTATACAAAGACGAGATTGTAAGAAAAAGATCTATTCCACTTAGTGGAGGAATTAATCTTACTCGTGGTTCTGGATATGAATTTGGAACATATCCTCTCGTTCCTTTAAATGGTGGATCTGGTTCTAACGGTGTAGGTACATTTTTTGTAGATTATTTCAGAGGAACAGCTGGCACTGGTTCTGGATATGCTGCAGGAAGTTTTACAGGTGTACCTTTACAAGGTGGTAGTGGATCTGATGCAGCAGTAGATTTTACTGTTACTGGATTAGAAGTTGCACTAACTGACGCTGGTACAAATTATGTTGATGGTTTCTATTCTGGTGTAGCTGCTACTAACGTTAGTGGATCTGGTAATGGATCTGGTGCTACTCTGATTGTTGAGATTACAGCTAGTTCGGTTACTAACATTTCTGTTTTAAGCAATGGTAACAACCAGTATGAAGCTGGAGATGTTATAACAGTTGCTGATGCTCTACTTGGTGGTGGAGGTGGTAGTGGTCTTGAAGTTACTGTCAATGCAAATGCAGGTGTCTTGAGTTTTGATGCGATTACTAAGGCAGCAGGATACACCGCAGGGAATGTTTTAACACTGCCAGTATCAGCAGTAGCAAGTAATGTCAATATTGGTGGTACACATATTTCTGCTGGATGTTCTTTAACTTCTGGTAGCACAACAGTTACTTTAGGTGCATCTACTAACGAAGTTATACCTGGCATGGTTCTAGCAGTAGACCAAGGTGGATCTGTGGGAGGATTTCCTGGTGGATCTACTGTCACTGTTGTTAGTATTACAAATGGAACTACTGTAGAAGTAGACATTGCTGCAAACGCTACAGGAGCAGCTGACATTACATTTGCTAGTACTTCACCAACTATTGTTACAATTCCTGGTGGAACAGCAAATTTAGTTGTTGGACAAATTCTTTCTGGATCAAATACTACTGTTGCAGACGGACTTGAGATTATTAATATTGTTGATGCTAACGATATTGAACTTGATGGTCCTGCAACAGCTCCTTTTTATCAAGCAAATTTAACCTTCACACCTAAGTGGGGTGTTGGAACATCAGCATTTACATATACAGTTGATGTTGTTGGAGCAGTAGAAACTTTAACAATTACAGACGGCGGTACAGGATATGTTGTTGGTGATGAATTAACTGTTGCGTCAACTGATCTTATCAACCCTATTGAATATTCAGTTAAGTCTGAAGCTGTACAACATTTAACATTTACAGGAACAGTTGCATCTTCTGTCTTTACTGTTGGTGATGAATGGGAAATTGATGGTGGTGGAGAAGGTGGTGCAGCTTTTGCAGTAGGATTTGTTAAATCTACTGGTGGTAATGTTGATTATGTTTTATTACTTGGATCATCTTTTTCTGATGGAGATGCTATTAGAAAAGTTGGAACTACCACAACATACACTATTAACGTTGCTAGATCACCAGAAGGAAAGTTTTATATATCTCCTGCAGTAGGTAGTTATACTTACGCACCAGATCTTACATTCTATGTTGGAGAGAGGTATAGATTTAATCTTGATGCTTCAATGACTAGTCATGAGATTAAATTTAGTAAATATCCAGATGGAAAATGGCAAGAGGTAGGTCCTATAGCTACAACAGTTACTGCTGCTAATGATACTATTAATGTAACAAGCACTGCTAGTATTTCAGTTGGAATGTCAGTAGAAGAGACAGGAAATGATCCTGGTCAATTGGCAGAAGGAACATTAGTAACAGAAATTATAAATGCAACTCAAGTTCGTGTATCACCAGCTCCAACCACAACTGGTACTATTAGTATTAAATTTAACGGAACAGAATATACAGATGGTATTACTGTAACCTCAACATATGTTGAGATAAAGGTTACAGATACTACACCATCAACCCTCTATTATTATTGTGAAAACCACCCTAATATGGGAGGCGAAGATGGTGATGAAGCAGTTGTTACAGTTGATCCAACTAATCCACGAGTATTTGGTAGTGGATTTATAGCAGAACTTACAGACGTTACAGTTGCAGACGTAATTAAACTTGATATTGAAACTGGAAAGATTACATGTCTTGATATTCAATCACCAGCAGCACAATTCACTAATGCTAACGTAACAACCACTTTATCTGCTCCTAGCATTTCTGGTAATGCAATTTCATTATCTACCATAACAGCATCAGCTGCTTTGGACATCAGTGCAGGAACGAGTATCAATTTGGCTGGTGACGTAGCACTTGGAGCATATGCTACTGTTGCCAATGCCAGTGGTAATATTACAACTACTGGTGAGGTCAAAACAACCACTCTCTTTAATTCAAATGATGCATTGAAGATTGAAGATGCTAATATTGAATCTATCAATAACTATGATTTAGAAATGACACCTTTTGCAGGAAGACTTGCAAAGGTAAACACAAACACTGCATTTGTAATTCCAGTTGGTACTTCTGCTGAAAGACCTACTGGTTTGGCAGCAGATGGATCTATTAGATTCAACAGTGATACAAATCAATATGAAGGGTATAGCACTACCTCCTCATCTTGGTCATCTCTAGGTGGTGTTCGTGATTTAGATGGTAATACTTATATCCTAGCTGAATTAACTGTAGGTGCTAACGACAACACACTACATTTTGTTAATGACAGCACTGTTACTCAAAGATTTACTCCTAACTGGCACGAGTATGTAAATGTTAAACAGGTTAGGTCTGTAAACATAACTGCTCCAACATACTCAGAATTCATTGCAAACCAACCTGTTAATGAAGGAGATTATATTAAGTGGAGAAACAATATTTACGTTGTACCTAATGGAGGACAAGGAACAACTGCTACAAGTGGTAGTGAACCAACACATACAACAGGAACTCAACCAAATGGAACAGCACAACTAGAATGGTTTGCATCTGCGGTTGCTCCACTTACATTTGAGGAAATTGAAGAAGTTAGAATTTCTCCATTAGGAACTACTCCTCTTGTTGTTAGTGGTGATTTAAGACTTCTTGGTAATACTATATCTACAGACGTTAGTGATCTTGTCATACAACCTAATTCTGGTAAAAGAGTAGATATTAATTGTAATACCACTCTATCAGTTCCAGTTGGAGGAGATGCAGATAGAGGATCTGCAATTCAAGGTGGTATCAGATTTAGTACTACCTCCAGTCAATTTGAAGGTTATGATGGAGCTAACTGGGGTTCTCTTGGTGGTGTTAAAGACGTTGATCAGAATACTTATATTATTCCAGAAACTACACCTGGCTCAAACGAGAATATTTTATATTTCTATAACGATGGCAACAACACAGCTCAGTTAACCACCACCGCACTAGATTTTTATGCTGTAGATACAATCAGATCAATGACATCTGATGAATTAGAGGTAACATCATCACTGATTACTTTTGATAGTGCAGCTACTACATTAGACAATACTACTGCGACAACCACATTCTTACATTCTGCTAAACAATACTTTGACCTAGGTCTATCCTCTGGTCTATATGTTGAACCAGTCTTAAGACTTGATAATCAAGGTGATGTATATTTCAACACTACATTTGGAACAGGATCTTTTACTGGTGTTAAAGTTTTTGATGGAGATCTTACAGAATTTGAACTTGCAGATACTACAACAAGAACAACTGATTTAACTTTAATTAAAGGAACAACTAATACTGGTGGTATAATCATTTATGACCCAGCTGTTGAGGTTGGAGCAAAAGCAGTGGTTACTGTACATAATCCAACATCAGGAGAAAAGGAATATATTGAGTTTGGTGTTATAGATAATGGAACAGATGTTTTCCATACAGAGTATGGTAATGTCAGAACTGGTCAACAACTTATTATTCCAACATTTGAAGTGACTGGTGATAATAAAGTTAAAATTAATTTTGAACTTGGTGCTGGAATTGGAAGCACACAATCTGTCAACATCACTCTAACATCTCAAATAACTAAGAAGTAACATGGCAACTCAATTAGAAAAATTTGATTCCTCTGGTGGATTTTCAGTAGAAAAAATAATTCACATTGATGAATTACACAATGCCAAAGAATTAAATTCTTTAGAAATTAAAAACTCTCAGTTTACTGATAGTAGTACAACAAATTATATTCTTAGGGGTCTTAATACTGCTGTATTACAGTTAGATAATGTTGGAACACAAATTCCTATTGCTAGTAACACTTTAAATTTTATCACAGGTAATATTATTGCTGTTAATCCAACTGGAGTTGTCTATGGAGCTAAGATTGAATCTGTTGCTTTTGCAAATAGTGCAGGACTAGTTTCAGTTCTCTCAAGTATGAACACTGTTATTAAAGATGATATTCCCGCAGGACAAACATGGAGTATTGAACCTTTAGGAGCAACAAATCGTTTTAGTTATTCTACAACGAGAGCTGGTACGACAAATGTTATCAAATGGGTAGTATCTACACAAGTCATAAGTATTGAGTGGCAGTAACTGCAAACTTAATGCTAAATATAAAGAGGAATAACTAGGCATTAGAGCAGCAGCACCATGAGTTTTAATATTAATTCTGACAAAGAATTTGTAAGAGGTTCCAAACCACGCTTTATTGGCGATCAAGAACTTACGATCAGAGCTGGGACGGGTTCTGCTGAGAAAGAGATTTTAAGAGCACAGTTAGATGATAATACTGCTTTACCTCGTGTTGGTATCAATAGAACTGGAGAAAGAGTAAACGAGATTAATATTGTTTCTGGTGGTTCTGGATATACTACTGAACCTTCTGTAACAATAGGTCCTCCTAATCTAGGGGGTGGTGTTCAAGCACTTGCGTCTGCATTTATTTTTAATGGTCAAGTTGTTAATATTGCAATTAATAATCCTGGTTCTGGTTACACATCTGCTCCTACTGTAACAATTACTGGTGGAAATGGTGGTGGTGCTTCTGCTACATCTGTGCTTGATACTGTTGATTTTGAACTTGATATTAATGGTGCGATTAGAACTTCTACTTCCATCATTTCAGATACTGCGAGAATTCTAAACTTAGATATTGATAATTTTATCACTCCAGATACTAACTTTAGAGCTCCTAATCTAAAAACATTTATGAACAATACAGGTACTCAATGGGGTGCTAATGTTATTGTTCAGAAAGACGCATACAGATATTTTGGTTCTAATGTTTATCAAGCAATTAACTCTGGACAAACTGGTTCTGAAGCACCTGAGCATATAGATGGTATTGTAGCAAATGGTGAAGTTAACTTTAAACACATTGGTTTCCGTGCTAACGATGTAAATTCTTTTAAATTTGGCGAAACTGGAGACGCTGGTATATTTCCAAGATCAATCACACCTCTACTAGGTGATAGATCAGACAAGATTGCAACTACAGAATATGTTCTTAACCTAGCAACGAATGACGTTGGTGGTCGTATCTATGTGTCACAGACTATTGGTAGTGACCTTAACGATGGTCGTTCTGCTGTAAACCCAGTAAGAACAATCAAGAGAGCTGCACAGTTAGCATGGGCAACACCTGGCGTTAAAGAAACACTTATTGTATCTGGTGGTGACTATGTAGAAGATAACCCAATATCACTACCTCCTGATGCATCAGTTGTTGGTGACAACTTACGTTTGGTTATCATCCGTCCTGCCAATCCTGGTAAACATATATTCAAGTTTGGTGATAAGAACTACGTTATTGGTGTTACTTATAGAGACCAAGTTGACTCAATTGGTGATTCTGTTGCTACTTGGGACTTTGCTATGGTCTTTGATGACAAGCAAAGAATTATTATTGACAATGAAGTTAACGGAGACTTTGGTGTTGAGTTTCCAATCGGTCATCAAATTTTCGGACCTGATCAATTCCGTGTTACTTTTCAGGAAAACACTGGTTTATCAGCTCTGGTTTCAGGACTAGAAGTAGTTGGTATTAACACTGGTGCTAGAGCAAAACTAATTGATGTTACATTTAATCAAACCACAGGTGTTGATGCATATTTGACTGGTTCTGTTGATGTACAACTAACAAGTGGTTCTTTTCTAGAAGGTGAGAGATTTAATTATATTGTTAGTGGTTCACAAGGAGCTTCTATTGCGTTAACAATTACCTCTACACAAGGAACAAATATTTTCAGAACTACCACAGATCCTGACTCACTAATTCCACCTGGCACATATATCTACCTTGATGATACTGATGACAGTAGTTTTACACAAGGTTTCTATGAAGTAAAAGCGATTAACGATGATAACTCACCAACATACTGGGACGTAGAAGTTGTACCAATTTTAAATTCACCTGGTTGGGATACAACAGCAACAGAAAGTATTGATATTTTTGCTGCCAATATTGTAGTCAATAGTTTTGATACTATATCTCTAAAATCAATTAGAGCTGAGGGTGAGGTTGTATCCTTTGATGAGGATGTTACATCAACTGTTCCTATTCAAAGACTTGACTTCTCTCTACAAGGAGATCCAAGTATCGCTACTGGTGGTTTCCAAAGTGCACAGTTTGGTAATGCAGAAGACTTGGGTGGTATTGTATTCTACACTAATGAACTAGTTGGTAGAAGTAATATTCACGATTTTAAAGAAGGACAAGAAATTTTAATTGAAGGACTACCTACTTCATCTCCAGACTTATCCGTTCTTATGGGTAAGCAAAGAATTTACAAAGTTTTAGAAGATGCTGATGGACGTTCTAGAAGATTTGTTATTCCTAAAAAGATACCATCAATTACAACTGCTAACCTTGATCCTGGCACAGTAGCTGTTGCTAAATCTTTCTCTAAGTCTGTTACACTATCTCTACTCAACTCTCCAAACTCTTTCCCATTATCTACTCCAGTAGAAAGAAGATTCCAAGATGCTTGTGTATTCTTACGTAATAACAGAGAGTTTATTGCTGATGAAGTTGTAGGACAAATTAACGAAGAGTTTAAAACAGATCATTTCCGTGTGTATGACATTAGTGGAACTGATTTTAAAATCTACTTAGGAACCACACCAACTGAAAACAACTATGTTAGCGGTGGTACAGTAACATTTGGTGGCACTGCATATAACATTACAGGATTTACTTACGATAATATAATAACTGGAGAGGCAACTATAACCACTGCATCAGTTATTCCTGGTCTTGCTGAGGATGATGTAGTAAAACTTGCAGATATTCTTATTTCATGTGCTGCTGGTAATAAAATTTATCCAGCATATAGTTCTCCAACATCGGGTAATAATACTGGAGCTGATGGAGATGAGCAATGTCGTCAAGACGTTATACACTTTGTTAATGCTCTTGTCAGAGACCTTGAATTTGGATCTAACCATAATATTATTGATGCAGCTAAGAAATATATTGTTGATGGTAAGATAGCATTTATTGAAGATGAAATTGTACAAAATATTCGTGCAGTAGAATATGCACGTAGATTGTGCGTTCTTGCAATGAGAAATTGGAGAATGGAAGATGGAACTACTAATGATCCCGTCTACGTTCCAAGATACTCTTCTGTACCAAGATACTTTGATGACACTGTAATTACAACAACTGCTGGAACTCCTGCTTGTGCTGATGTAAAAGCTGCTATTGATACTCTAGCATTCCTTTGGGGAGATGTAATTACCAATAATGCATCAGGAACATACTTAGATGGTGCATATCTAATTGCTAGAAACGCAGACTTGATTGCTGATCAGGCATTCCAAGATACTCTAACAGCATTTCCTGAGATTGCATATACAAATATTAACGAGAGAAAATGTCCTAGAGATACAAAATTAATTTTAAGAGGTCTTGTAAAAGATTTAGTTCTTGGTGGTAACAGTGGTATTCTTGATGCTGCTGAATCTTATTATAGTGGTAGCACTCTTACTGGTGTATCAGCATCAGAAATTCCTTATGTTCGTTATGCATATACCAAAGCTAGATTATATGCTAAGTACGCATCTAAGAACTGGTCTGCAACTGGTTCTACTGGTGGAACTGGTGGAAATCATCTTTGGGCAGGAGGCACAGCTACCAACGCAGTTAAGTCTGGTGGTGATTACACTCACACATACGTATCAGGACAAGTTACAAGTAATAACGGTGCTTTAAACAATCCAGTTACTAACATAGTATATACTCCATCAACAGGTGATATGGTTATCTCCACTGCTGGACATGGATTAACTACATCAAATACAATTTCTATTGCTGATAATGCACTATCCTTTACCTGCACAATGGATGGTAATACAGCGACCAAGACATATCCTAGACCATCTGACCCTGCATCTGGACAAGCATTAGCAATTACTGCAGTAACCACAGATACCCTTACTGTAAACGTAGGTGCGTCACCTATCGTAAATTATAATGTTACAAATGCAACCTACGATTCAGCTACAGGTGTATTAGTAATGACTATTGGTAATCACTCATTACCAGTAAATACAAGTATTCAAATTGCTCCTAACTCATTAACATTTACTTGCGATAAAGATGGTAATGCTACTCAGCACACATATCCAAGAGTAACTGACCCTGCATATAATACTGCTCTTAATATTGATGCAACCACATCTGACAGTATTACAGTTAATGTTGGTGTATCACCAACTACTAGTGGTGTTGTAACTCGTACAATTTCTAACGCATCTTATGACCCCACAACTGGTATATTACTCATTCAAATGCCTGATAGTAGTATTCCTACAGGTTTTGGACAAAATGCTACATCTAGAGTTGCATTCCAGTTAGGTGGTATCGTATTCAGTTGTGCTTACAGTGGTGGTGGAAATGATGAGAGTCCTAAAATATTTGATCAAAACGTAGGTAAATCATTTGAAGTTACAGGATTTACTTCATCAGCTGGTGTAACTAGTATTACTATGAATGTAGGTGTTGCAGGAAGCAATACTGATCCTCATACATTTGTAAGTGGTAGTGCAATTCTTATCACTGACTATGTTGCAATGTCTTCTCCAATTCCTAAGTTTGAGGATTGGAGTATTTTAATAGATGATGGAACTGGATCTACATGTAATAACGTAGATTCATCTATCAATACATCATTTGAATTACTTGATGATATTCTAGAATATTCTGTAAGTCCTTCAACAGGAACAGAACCTGGCTCTGTAACTAAGACATTTGGAACTCTATTTGATTCAAGCGGTATACTTACATATCCAAGTAACTTCATCTATGATCAGAATAATGTCAGAATGGCAATTCGTGGTGACTTTGATGATTTCCCAATTGTTGAAGCATCTCCATATACACAGAACTCATCTGTTATCTCCTTCTTAGGAGGTGGTGGTGCACTGGTTGATGGATCTAAAGTTAAACAACCTAACTGCCCATTTCCTGGTCTTGAACTAGATGGAACTGCATCCTTCCCTAATCAGGGTAAGTCAATGGTTGCATCTGCATTCACGATTGTCTCCTTTGGTGGTACTGGATAT